AAACAACTTCATGTTAGATCCTTTGGAGTATTTAATGTTTAAAGAGAAATTCGATATGGTCGCTATATATCATAGCCATATCAATGTAGATGAACAACCTTCGGAGTTTGACGTAAAGATGTGTAATAATTGTTGCATACCTTTCCTTATATATAGCTTAGAGACTAAAAAATTTAATCTTTATGAGCCGCAAAATTTAGAAACAGATGTAAATATACATAACAGGTTCAAGGACGATTATGACAACTATTAGATTACACGGGATTTTAGCTCAGAAATACGGTAAAATGTTCAAAATGAACATAGATAAGCCTAAAGATGTGATTAGAGCTATAGATGTAAATAGAGAAGGGTTCCGAAAAACTGTCGTAGATTTACAAAAACAAGGTTTTAGTTATGAACTCATCGTCAATAAGAAAAGATTAAGCGAAAAATCCTTTTTAAATAATAAAAAACCTGAAGAAATAGATTTTGTTCCTTTTATTGTGGGTTCTGGAGACTTCGGATTATCACTCCTTTTTATGCTTGCTAGCACAGCTATACAATACGCCCTCACAGATCCGGGAACTATTGATGGCGGTGAAACGACTATAGGCTCAGACAGTAAATCTCTGCTATTTAGCAGTAGTATAATTAACTTAACTGCTCAAGGATCTCCACTTCCAATTGGCTATGGGAGATTAAAAGTTGGATCTAGCGTAATTCAATCATCCATGAAGTCTATACCGCAAACTGTCAGAACTGTAGATGCGATGCAATCTGATAATTATGTTCCTGAGACTGAAGAGGGGGTTTCTAATCAGGAATCAAACATTGAGATTTCTAATCCTACCATCTAGTAAACAATGAATCATCTTTCTAGAAAAAAAAGGTTATACGGAGCGGGTAAAAAACCTGAAGTTAAACCTGCTGTTCTTTCCCCTCCAAAGATAGGTGATTTTCAATTCGGGTCGTCTTTCAGTTACATGGAGACTCTTGATCTTATTTCAGATGGCCCCATAGAAGGCTTAGTGGATTCTAAAGGGAACCTTTTAAACAAGGAGGACTCCTCAAGAGGTGTGTATTTAGATGCTACCCCGGTTTCGATATCTATTAAAGAGGTAGAAAGCTCTGATAATGAAGAATCTGTAACAGATCTCACAAAGATAGATATAAGTATTGCCAGCTCTTTCCAAAATTTAAATATAGCTGATCAAGGTGGAGAATCTAGTGCTAGAGTAAATGATATAACTCACTCTAATCAAACTTACAGTAAAGGAGGTCCAGATGCATTAAACAGCCTTATAACTTGGAATAATCTGGTTGATGGTGTAGACCCGTTAGTTTCTATTTCTGACCGAGGCAGATTTTCAGCTTTAAGCACTTTCACAGGCGGCAATTATCCGAATATAGCATTGTATGATTCTAATAATGAGTCGATTAATACAGTACATGGTAATATACACCAAAGATTTTCTTTACTTTTTGGTAATGGTAGTAATTTTGCATCTAACACAACAGAACTTTTTGTTGGCTTTTACAAAAATTATATAGACACTATTAAACCATTAGATCAAAATGGGAAAAGAAGAATAGCTAATACAGTCTTAGCTGAAAAACTTGGAGGAAGCTCGGCAAAAGGGGTTGAGACATTCATTAACAGTTTAAAAACAGCTTACAATGTAACTTATCAAAATAATGCTTTTATGAGGTCTCTCATAAAATCTAAAATGGATAGATTTTTTGGTGTAGGTTGGGAAGAGCGTGAAGTTGTTGATTTGCGCGACCAGTTACTTTATACCATTGATGATGCGGGGCATTTTCTAATCTATTACCCTAAACGGGACATTTTAAATGGAGCATCTTCTGTAACGTTTGAAGATCCTAAGCAGGTTAGATTTTCTTTGGTTGATTCTAGCGGTAAAGAATCTCGCATACAAAAAAATTCTGGCTATATAGACTTTTTGATTCCTGTTTGTAATGAAAACGGTCAAGTCCAGACTAGTGAAAATATTCTCGGGGCTGTATTTTTAAATATACCTCACAGCCCTTCATTACAAACACAAGCTAATACTCACCGCGCTCAACTTGAAGCTGGCCTTATTCCTTGGTGGCAACCAAGAACTTCCATGACGGGGTATTTAAAAGAGGAATCTTACGATATAGATAAGGTTATATCTGATTTTAAAAACATACAAACTATTTCGTTAGTTGAGAAGCCTTTTAATGCAAGAGATAATTCAAAATATAATTACAATAACGTTTTAATCGAGTCTAGGTTGGGTTATGAGGATCAACCGCCATTTAAATATTTTAATAAAATAAATATAGACAAACTTGTAGATAAAAGTGTCTTCGGCCCATTTAGAGTGTCTGGCCAAGTTCAAAGGATAAAAAAGAATCCGACTTTTAACAAAGATAATATGTCTATGGACCAAGCAGAATATAATGGTCCTGACATCATATTATCACAAGGGCTACCTACTAATGAAGGCAGTAATGATAACAAGCGAAGTGATAGCGCGGATAAAAACTACTCCTCTTGGAATAATAAAAATAAAGAATATGATTTAGAGGAAAAGTCTTCACCAATTACTTATGTGGTTCAAAACCCTAATGTTAGTGAAGTTTTTGTTACTTTAAGAATAGATTCTCTTTTCGACACTGTGGAAAAAAGTTATGGCGATAAGTCGAATGATTTTAAAACTGGAGACAAACTACCAGCGATAATGAACGTCGAAATTGAGGTTGGAAAAATCCTCTCTGACGGCTCATTACAACCTACATCGTCAAGGACTTATAGAATATCCGCTTTAATTGAAGGGTCTACTTTAGTAGATATAGGGAATCCAATTAATGAAGGGACATCTCAACAGTATAGACACATTAGAGACATAACTAATGTAACAGGAGATGCTGATTTATCTACTCCATTTTATTTACCTAGAGTAAACAATTATTCAGAAAATAATATATATTCCTCTCCAGAAAAAAGATACGTTAAAGTTACTAAACTATCTACAGAAACTTTTTCGGTATTAATCTCTAAAGATTTAAATTTTTATAAAGTAACTGAAATTATCCCGGTAAACTTAACTTATCCTTTCTCAGCTGTCATAGGGACAAAGATAGATTCTAAGAATTTTTCTTCAATGCCTCAAAGATCTTTTGACGCTAGGCTCAAGAGAGTTAAGATTCCTAAAAATTATCACCCTACTGAAAAAGAGGGGGTTAGAAAAGATAAAAGATACTATGACCGCAAATCAGAGTTTGATGCTGCCTCTAATGTAGACAAGCAGATTTATATCGGCGATTGGGACGGGACTTTAGTGGAAGGCTGGACGGATAATCCCGCTTGGATTTTATATGATCTATTGACTAATTCTAGATATGGGTTAGGCCAACATATTAGTTCTGGCGATGTTAACAAGTGGGAGCTGTATAAAATAGGAAGGTTTTGCGACGCTGTTGACGAGAATGGTTTCTTTGAGGGGGTTCCTGACGGAAGAGGAGGTTTAGAGCCAAGATACTCTTGCAACATTGTATTTAAGAGCGATGAGAAAGTCTTTGACTCAATTCAATTAATTTCAAGGTTATTTAGAGGCAATACTTTTTTCAGAGCTTCAGAAGTGTCTTTCACTGATGATAGAGTAAAACTTCCTATAGCATTATTTAATAATAATAATGTCAAAGATGGGGTGTTTAATTATTCTAACTTGAGAAGAGATCAACAATTCAATACTGTCGAAGTTTCTTACCTAGACAGATTTGAGAACTTCACTCCAAAAGTTGAAGTTATTGAGGATGAAGAGGATATCCGAAGTCGAGGTGTTTTTAAGAAAAGGGTAGATGGTACAGGGGTGACATCAAGAGCTATGGCCAGAAGGATTGGCCAACATTTGATTTATAGAACAATTAAAGAGAACCAAAGGATCGCTTTCTCATCCGGTTTAGAAGCTTTACTCTGTCAGCCCGGAGACTTAATTATCGTAGATGATGATTTAAAAAACAAAAAATCTAATTTTGGTAAGATTCTCGACGTCGATGTAGAGAAAGAGTATATACAACTTAGCGGCCCTTATGACGCTAACTCTATGACGGGCCAACTTACGGTATACAATCCCACCGGAGAGAATTCAATCGGGAGCCTTTATGGTGACGCTATAATTAAGAGACAAAGAGCTGAGATGTTTGAAATAACAGGTGCAGCTTTTGAGTTCCAATTTAATACATATAAGGGAAGGTATGTATTCTCTGGTTATAGGGATGGGTTCCTCTCCTCAGATCACTCCAACAGTACTTACACTCAATATGGAGTCTATACAGGTGAATTCAACAATGCGACATCCCGATTACTATATTACAATACAGATCATACAGGTTGGGTTTTTGCGACTAGCTTTAGTGAGAGTGATGCGCGATATATTAATGTAGGGACAGGTATACATACTTTAGTTGACCTTAACAAGGGAAGTATAGCAGCCTTTGATGCTTCTACCACTAACAGGAGGGGTTCGACCGCTTATCCATTTTCTAATTATATTAGTGGGGATATAAGTACTTTATCAAATCAAGGTGTTTTAGAATCAGAAATATCTCTTAATTCGCCATCTCAAATAGTTACCCTAAACATAACTGGTTCTGTAGGTAATATGAGTTACGGATCTTTTGTTAGCGGGGTCGATTCTTCCGAATACCTTCCCTTCATTAAACTTGGTAGTCCATATAGATTTGAGCTTAAGGACACTAATGATATTATTTACAAGATTGATTCGATAAAAGAGAATTCTCCTAATGAGTATTTAGTTTCTGCATCAAAATTTGAGACCGGGAAGTTTAATTTGATAGAACAAAATATTTCTATCGAGACTAAAGAGAACACATATGATTATAATGTGGCTACAGAGATAGGCGATAAGAACTATTTGGTTTTAAGCTCTCCTCAGAATCTCGCTTTAAGTACTGGCGACTCTATTGGGCCTTCGACATTCTATATCAGTGGTAACTGGGACAATGTCACAAATGCTAACAGTTATGAAGCTACTCTTAACATGCCTAGCTCTAGATCAATAACAACAGGGATAAGTAACAGTTCAGTAAAATTTGACAACTTAAACACTGTTGGAGCTTACGCTCTAAGTGTAAAAGCTGTTGGAGACTCCTCGTCTTCGAACATTTATTTAGATTCTGATCCTTCTTCTAATAGAATATTCGTACTGTATGAAGACCTTGAAGAGTTTGACAGACCATTTATAAATTCAATAACATTCAATTGATATGCCAATTACCTTAAGAGAATTTGAAACTACACAACCAGATATTGACTTTACAGATTTATCGTCAACGATAACTGTTAGTGGTGTTAGGCTATTTAAGGACGTTACTATAAACGGTTTAATTACCGATAATATAAGTGGTGATGTATCTAACGGCGCAAGTTTTTTAGAGAACCCTTATACTAGTAAAGTTAGTGTAGATATTCTCAATCAAGATGGTTCTGTAGCTTATCAGAATTTTTTACAAGACTATAAATCTACGAACTTCACATTCACTGAATACGATAATGTTAATGTTTTTGGTGAATATGAAAAAGATTTCGGGGTCAGGATTAAAGTCGTAGGAAGAGATGATCTAGAACAGACTACAGAGCTTTTCTTGTATGGAAACCACCCTTTAATTAGTGGTATCAAGATCCATGATGCTAGTGGAATTGACAGCTTCAACGCTTCTAAAGCGTCTCCGGTTCAGGTTTCATCAGATGAACAAACAGGGAATTTATCCGGGCTAATAACTTTTTATAATGATCCTGAATATATATCTTTTAATAGGATTGAAGTATATAGTTCTACGAGTTCTGATGAGTTTATCAATCAGGTAGACCCAAATATTGTTTTATCTCGACCTATAGTTGAGAGTGATTTTCAATATTCATTCAACATCCAAGAGGGTTTGATTTCAGACTCTTCTGAATTTTATTTACATTTTGTAACTTATGGCCAGTTTGGAACTGGTGATATTTGGACCGTTGGCCCTCACAAATTTGAAAACGAGCCTGTAGGAAGTAATGAAATAGGCTTGCAGAGTCTGCAGCAAGTAACAGACATAGGAAACTTTACATCTAATGAAGTTGTTCTGAAAAACAAGTTAAGCATGAGCAGCGAAGGTGCTGAGATTGACTTTCTTGGTGGGGCGGCTAAAATGACTGCTAGTAGTGCGGAAGCAGCCTCTGTAGCGGGTTTCAAAATAAGGTCTGATAAATACCAATTTAATGTTGGTTCTGAAGAAAACTCTAACGAAGTTAACTCTTTTGCTTCTGTAGCTTTAGCCGGAACTAAAAACAAGATATTTGGTGATTTCGATGGTATTGTCGTTGGAACAAAAAATATAATCTCAGGTCAAGAAATAGATGGGGCGGCTACAGGGAATGCTGACTACAACTTTATTGGCGCTGGTTCGGGTATAAGTATATTCGAATCAAGTTTTTCTAGTATTGTTGGGGGAGCGGATAATGAAATCAATCAAGATTCTAGGCAAAGTTTTATCGGAGGGGGATCAGGTAATACTTTGGCAGGTTCTCGGAATAGTGTCATAGCTGGTGGAATAAATAACTCCATTCAAAGTTCTGAATCAGTACAGATTTTTGGGTCTTATGTTGTTGATGCTGGCGGTCCTTACGATGGCTATGTTTATCTAGCGGATAATGAGAATAGAACAAAAAATCCTAGCAGGTCAGACGCTTTATTTATTGATTTTATTAATGGAGTCGATATTAAGACGGGTGCGCTCACTGTTGGTGAAGGTATAACAATGAGCGGTGGCCAACCCGTAGCTAGTCAGGATTGGGTTGAGTCTAAGAATTATTTAACAAGCGCGACCGCGATTTCTTTTACGGGGATTAACTCTAGTCACGTTACTGACGCCCTCGGTTATACTCCCGTTGACCCTTCAACAACGGGTGCGTTAGTCAATAACAACGACATTGCTAACTTTATTACGACTTCCAATGAGATTGTAGCCGCCCTCGGTTATACTCCCGTTGACCCTTCAACAACGGGTGCGTTAGTCAATAACAACGACATTGCTAACTTTATTACGACTTCCAATGAGATTGTAACCGTCCTCGGTTATACTCCCGTTGACCCTTCAACAACGGGTGCGTTAGTCAATAATAACGACATTGCTAACTTTATTACGGGAGTCAACTCTAGTAACGTCACTGACGCTCTCGGTTACACTCCGGTTAACCCTTCAACAACGGGTGCGTTAGTCAACAACAACGACATCTCTAACTTTATTACGGGTATAAGTTCCAGTAACGTCACTGACGCT